CAAGCATGAAGGCCACACAAGGCCGAAGGCTGATTGCCAAGCTGAAGAAAAAGCCATACACCTATCTTGAAATGCTGATGCTGGGCATCTCTACATGCCCACAGAAGCGAGTCGTCGAGTCTTTGTCGCCGACTGAGCAGGTGAAAAAGGCCAAGAACAAAGCAGGGCTTTTAACTTGGCGGGTGTGCTATGCCACAAAGTGGACGGCGTAAGCATTACAATAACATTCACCGGCTTACGAGGTATTACGGGATGTATGCAAAACTGTTCAAGTCAATTTATCAGGGCACGCTGCGCGGCGATTCTGGCGGCATCCTAGTTTTTACCAATTTGCTGGCCAATGCAGACCAGACAGGCCGTGTTGACATGCACCCGCGCGCCATTGCCGAGGAAATAGGCCTTGATGTTGAGCGGGTGAAGGAAATCCTTTTACGGCTTGAGGCTCCAGACGATGAATCTCGAAGCCCGGAGCTAGAGGGGCGCCGCATCGTGCGTATTGACGGCCACAGGGCATGGGGGTGGGAAATCGTCAACTACCTGAAGTACCGAGCCATCCGCAACGAGGAAGACCGCCGCGAGCAGAACAGAGCTTCGCAGGAGCGGTGGAGAAATAAGCAAAGTAAGCCAGCGTCAGCCGAGGGTAAGCAGGAAAAGCCGCGTAAGCCGGAATCAGCCCAAGAAGAAGCAGATGGAGATGCATATACAGACGGAGAGAAGAGAAAGACAGTTCGCGCTGTCGCGCTCTCTCCCCCGGAGGATGTTTCTACTGCTGTTTGGGCTGATTGGTTGCAACTTCGAAAAGCGAAGAAAGCGCCAGTAACGCAAACCGCTATCGACGGCGCAAGGGCGGAAGCCTCAAAAGCTGGGCTATCGCTGGAATCGTTTTTGAGGGAGTGGTGCGCAAGGGGATCGCAGGGCCTTAAGGCGGAATGGCTAAAACCGAAAGAACGCGTAGGGCCAAGCCAGGAACCCGCATGGGTTACCGAGAAGCGAGAACGCATGGCTCAGTTCGCCGGTAACGCATCCGCAAAACCACAACGCTCAGCCAACGTGATCGACATGGGAGAAATAATCGATGCAAAGCAGTTGGGTTGATCGCATTTTCGAGAAGCTGGCATTGCGCTACGGGCGTGACTTTGCACAGCAGTACGAAGGTCTGGACGTATCTGCCGTGAAGGCCGAATGGGCCGAAGTGCTGGACGGCGTGAAGCGAGATTCCGTCCAGTACGCCTTTGCTTACCTGCCGTCCGGCAAGCCTCCGAACGCGATGCAATTCCGCGATCTGTGCCGCAAGGCGCCATCCAATGATCTGGCCCTGCCAGCGCCACAGCCGCCGCCAGCAGACATTGCGAAGGTGCGCGAGATCATGGCCCGGCTTCGCCCGAGGCTTACGGCCACAACGCGAACCGAAGGTGGCGAGCAATGACCCCGTGCATGGGTGGCTTTTGCGGCAAGCGCGACAAGTGCCCTCATTACTACTCAAAAAGCGATGAAGACCCAGAAAACCGCCTATGCCTGCCGGGCCGCGATGGGGAGCGGCTTGTTGACGTGTCACCCGTTGCAAAGCGCGTCTATCGCATTTTTGAGATGCGCAGCGATGCGGTTATTGAGGGCTGGGCATCGTGATTTGGGGAATTGATTGAACAGCAAAAACCTAACATCGGCAGCACGTAGGCACTTGGCAAAGGTGAAGGCGCTTCCGTGCAGCGTGTGCGATGCGCCAGGCCCCAGCGATGCCCACCATATCAACCAGGGACAGCACTTCACCTGCGTAGCGCTTTGTAAAGAATGCCATCAAGGCCCGGTGATGGGTTGGCATGGCCAGCGCCGGGCCTGGGCGGTGCGTAAGATGGACGAATTAGCCGCCCTTAACCGCACCGTGGAGATGCTGCAATGAACGCCGTAAAGATCGCGCTCTTTGACGTTCACCAAGCGCACAAAGCGATGATGCAGCTATGGCCGCTCATCAAAGCAGCCATTTTGGATGGCAAGCGCCTACACCTTGAAATTCGGCAGGAGAAGCGCAGCGATCCACAAAACCGCCGAATGTGGGCGATGCTGGGCGAAATCGCCGTGCAGGTTGAATGGTACGGCCAGCGTTTGAATGCCGAGGAATGGAAAGACGTGCTAACGGCTGCGCTGAAGAAACAAAAGGTAGTGCCCGGCATCGATGGCGGTTTCGTCATCATCGGCGCCCGCACCAGCAAGATGAGCAAGGCCGAAATGGCTGAACTGCAAGAGCTAATGGAAGCCTTCGGGGCTCAACAAGGGGTGCGATTCGCCGCGCCGAGAGAGAGTGAACAAGAGGCCGATTGCGGCACAAAACCCAGATTGTCAGCGCTGGTCAAAAGCTGACGGATTGAAAGGTAACGCATGAAAAACGACAATGGACAGAAGGTCGATCAATACACCGCAGCGACACCTGCCACCGGCTTAAACAAAAGCGCTGAGCAGCATCGCGCATGGGTTACGCATCAACTCCCGATGAGTGGTGGTTTCATCGCGCGGTTTACGCTGCCGATCGATATCACCACGGAAGAATTGAAGGAGTTGCTTCTCTTTGTTGAGTCGCGTGGCAAGTAAAAACAGGCTGTGAGTGATTGTTTCGCCTGCCAACTGGCCGACAAGAACCCGCGAACAGGCGCCTATCGCGGAGCCTGCGTCGAGTGTGCCGCTCGCGCGTTGGCCAATGGGCCGGTGTACTTTGATGCTGATCGGGCGGGCGCGCTAACTCAGGCCTACAGGGCGGCGTTGGTAAGCGTATTCGGCGCAGATTGGAAGGCAGGACATGAAAGGGTCAGGGTGTGGGCAAAGAAAATTTGATCGTCGGGATTGACCCAGGTGTGTCTACCGGCTTCGCTGTTGTTGACGCCGCCGCTCAAAAACTTACGCGAGTCGAGTCGATGCTGATCCACGATGCAATGGATGAGGTTCGGCGTATGCTTGATGATGGAACCCTGCGCTTGGTGGTGTTCGAAGACGCGAGGCGCAGAGGGTCAGCGCGCGATACCGCAGCGGCAAAAGCCCAGGGGGCGGGAAGCGTCAAGCGTGACTGCAAGATATGGGCGGACTACCTTACGTCGATTGAGTGCAAGTTTGTCACCCGCTCGCCGCGCAGGGGGGGGACAAAATGGCCCGCTGAACGATTCCGCGCTGCGACTGGCTGGGTAGGCCGGTCGAACAGCCACGGCCGGGATGCTGCGCTTTTGATCTGGGGGATGCGGTGAAGAAACTGACCCATAAGCAACACCGGTTTGTTGATGAGTACCTCATAGACCTGAACGCTAGTGCAGCGGCTAGGCGGGCGGGTTATGCGCATGGTAGGGCTGATGCGATGGGGTATGAAAACCTGAGGAAACCGGAGATAGCCGCTGCGGTGCAGGAAGCGAGGCAAAAGTTGGCGGAACAGACTGGGCGCACTGTTGCGCAGGTGATGGCAGATATCGGAAGGGTGCGCAATGACGCTATGCGTGAGGTGGAAGACCAAAGGACTGGCGCGCTTGCGATGCTGAGCCACAAGGATGCGCTTAAAGCGCTGGAGTTGGAGGGCAAGCACTTAGGGGCGTTCGCTGAGCGTGTGGAGCACACTGGGAAGAATGGCGGGCCGATCGAAAGCGAAGTAGTCCATTTCTACCTTCCGGCCAATGGGCGCTGACATTCGAGTCATTAAGCCGCAAGCTGGGCCGCAGGAACGCTTTGCAGCGAGCCCGGCTGACATTGCAATTTATGGCGGGGCGGCCGGTGGGGGGAAGAGTTGGGCGTTACTTCTTGAACCTTTGCGTCACGTAACGACGACGCCTGATTTCGCTGCTGTTTTTTTTCGGAGAAACACAACGCAGGTTCGAAACCCTGGCGGCCTTTGGGATGCGTCGGCGAAGTTGTACCCAATCGCTGGCGGAAGGCCCGTGCAGCATGTGCTGGAGTGGGTTTGGCCAAAGGGCGGGAAGGTTAAGTTTGCCCACCTGGAACACGAATCGACGGTTTACGACTGGCAGGGCGCGGAAGTGCCGCTTATCTGTTTTGATGAGCTTACGCACTTCACGAAATCACAATTCTTCTATCTTTTGAGCAGAAACCGAACTATGAGCGGGGTTAGGCCATATGTTCGCGCGACATGCAACCCGGATGCCGATAGTTGGGTGGCTGAGTTCATCGGTTGGTGGATCGACCAAGAAACAGGGCTTCCGATTCCTGATCGTTCGGGCGTGGTGCGGTGGTTCGTGCGCGTGAACGATGTGATTGCCTGGGGCGCCTCGGACGATGAACTGCGGCAGAAGTTTGGCGCGGAGGCCTCGCCCAAGAGCGTCACGTTCATTGCCGCGAAGCTAAGTGACAACCAAGCATTAATGCAGGCGGACCCTGGCTACCTGGCTAACCTACGGGCGCAAAACTCAGTTGAGCGCGCGCGGCTTGAGTTGGGTAACTGGAAGGTTCGCCCGTCTGCTGGCATGTACTTCAAACGCCAATGGGTGCGTGTCATTGATGCCGCGCCAATCGGGCTGGAAGAGATTCGTTTTTGGGATTTGGCAGCTACCGAAAAAACAGAAATGAACGACCCAGACTGGACGGTTGGCGTTCGCATGGGCGTGCAGCGCGATGCTGATCGCCGAATTCGGCGGATCGTGGTGTTTGACGCGCGGCGCATGCAAGAAAGCCCGCTCAAGGTTGAGCAAGCCATTGCCAACACGTCTAGCGCGGATGGACAAAAGGTGAAGGTTGGATTCTTCCAAGACCCAGGGCAGGCTGGCAAGGCGCAGGCGGCCAGCTTGGTTCGCATGCTTTCGAAAGCGCATGCAAAAGCCTACCCAATCAGCGGTGATAAAGTGACGCTTTTCGGCCCGTTTTCGGCGCAGTGCGAGGCCGGTAATGTGGAGTTTGTGCGTGGGTCTTGGAATGACGCGGTGTTCACGCAGCTTGAGGGGTTCCCTGACCTCGCCCACGATGATGACGCTGACGCGTGCAGTGGCGGATTTAATGCGTTGGCAGGCGGATTTGCCATCGCCGCACAAACCATGAATGCCCCCGGACTATGACCGCTTTCGATCTTTTGATTGATGAGTTGCGCAGAAGCTGTGGATTCACCCCGGTTCAGCTTGACAGCCTTCGAACTGTGTTCGCATCTTGGTCTAGGCAGACTCTTCGCGTCCCTTCGGCCAGGCGGTGGGTTATGGATGATGCCCAGGTGACGGCATCAAGGTTGCTGCGCAGTGGGTCGCCTCGGGCTGATGTCCGAGATAGGTTGATTCGCATGGGCGTCTCAAGGCGCCAGGCTTACCGTTTAATTGATCGTGTATTGGAGTGTGAGCAAAGGGGTGGGCATGGCTGCGCTAAGTGACCGCGAGGCCATGGCCGTGGCGTTGCGGCTAGCGAAGGAGATGGATGCGCTTTCGCAAGAGCAATTGGCGGCGCTACTTGAGCAGTTGGCCGAAGGGGCTGACGCGGCAGCTGCTGTTAAGGCGTTGCAGGCCCGTTTCGGTGGGGAGTTTGCGACGCGGCTAGCGGCAGCGTTCAGCAAAGTGCTGGGGAGGGTGGTGACGGTGCCGGAAGTCCGATCACTGAAGGTTGGTGATGTGTCACTAAGCCGGAAGCTGTATCGGCACGCCGAGGAGACGCAGGCTCAGGTTTTGGGCTTGGTACGCAAGCACGCTGCGGGGATGCACCAGGCGCGCGAATTGGCGATGGCGCTATATGACGGCTATGGCCCGGAAGACAGCACACAAAGGCCGCTAGAGGGCCGCGCACGCGCTGAATTGCCCAAGGCATTGCGAGCCTTGACTGATGACGCAGCCACACGTTCTAGCTTGGCAAAGCTGATCGAGCGCGGAAGGGCGCAAGCGGAGCGCTTGAAATCTGCGCCGCTGCGGGCGGCCTACCTTGATGCGTTTGATGCGTGGGAGAACGACAAGGGGCGCGAGGCACTGGCCAAGAAGCTCGATGTGGCGTTGAAGGAGAAGAATCGGTTTTTCGCAACCAGAATAGCCCAGGCTGAGCTGGCAAAGGCGCATCAAACGCAGGTTGCGCAAGACCTGATGAAAATTGATGATCTGACGGTGGTTCAGGTGGCGATGAGCCCGGCGCATGCTGTCATCGACATTTGCGACATGCACGCCCGCGCAGATTTATTCGGCCTTGGGCCAGGGTTGTACCCCAAGGCTAAAGCGCCACGGCCACCGTTTCACCCGTTCTGCTGGTGCCGTCTTAGGCCGCGCTACAGCATGTCAACGCTGGGCGCTGAGCCTGTGCCGGGCGCGGAGGCCTCATTTCTGCGTGGCCTGTCAGAACAAGATGCCGCGCGGGTGATGGGCTCGCGCGAGCGGGCGCAACAAGTGATTGATGGGTCGGCCACGGTGGAGGATGTGTTTAACAGCGGGAAAGATGCGCAGCACCGATTGGGACGGGTTGGTGATCTTGCCTCGCACCCACTGGCGAAAGCGCAGCCGAAGGCAAAGCCTAATGCAATAAATGCAGTCTTTGAGGAGCAGAAAACGGCGCGGGCCGCGTCAGATTGGGCTGTGAGCGCAGGTCTTGCTGATAAAGCGGACTACAGCGGCGTTAGCCCAGTGGTGGCGAATGCGTGGAACAAAAGCATGTTCGATCACATTCAGGAATTCCCCGCGCTGCGTGCGAATCAGAAATTCATCGGCACTGGACAAGCGCAGTTTGCGGCTTACAGGGATCAAGCGATAGAGTCATACGTCCAAAAGTTGAGAGTCATCAATCCTGGAGTTTCAGACGCTGAACTTAAAGCAGTTGCCAGTAAGCGCATCAAGCCTCTCAAGATGAGCGGGCTAGCTTGGGCGCACTCTTGGGATCAACCGAATTTTTCGGGAGTTGTTGTTAACCGAAAGTATGGTTCTGATGTGGATGCTTTCCATCGTTCGCTCAAGGCGAACGTGGCGA